TGTACCACATGAAGTACGATGCGCGGAACGATGCCGAATACTTGACGATGTGCGCCAGCATGGAATAGTTGAAGACGATCAGCGACTGTTTATCAGTCTCTAAGCGCTCCAGCTTACGCATGGGGCGGAACGCCCGGTTCCGGCGGCGGTACTCAGTGATCATACCCTCGACGTTGCTGAGGGTCTTCACAGGGTTCCCAATTGGATCGACATACCGACGCATGTGATCGATGTACAGGAGCGCCTGACGAGTCAAGAAGATCTGGTCAGACGCTTGAGGACCTACGGACACACCGTCAACGTTGGCGTAATGCAGGATCGACAACTTTGGCAGACAGAGTTTGGCAATCGGATACAACTTAGGAGCATTGATCTCCGATTGCCGCCACAAACTGAACTGTCTGACGTATGCGTCGAGATTTAACATTTCAGACATGATTGAGATATCCCCGTGGATCAGTCAACCGACCTACGAATAGTGTCAGCGTTCTGAACGACATGATTGAATCGACTGGTCAGGTTACGGATGACCAATTCGGAGGTATCGTAAACAACAGACGCACGAGGAGCACCAGAAGGCTTCACCCACGCAGCGCGCGTTCCGAGATACCGCTCAGTTTCTTCGAGCGATTCTTTCATCATGACTTTGGTGGACGAACCGGTGTCACCATCAAAGTCAGCGCCGAGGCCGCTAAGACGGCTTGGGTGCGGTGATTCAGAATCGTGATACGTGGTCAAGCCGAACTTCGGATACTCAACGGCCATGAACTCATCGCCAGTCTGCTTCTCCCAGTTCTCATCCATCTCCCAGCGAACTTCGCCAACGGATGTGGACTTAACGTAGATGCGGGACGGGTAAGTCGAGTCATCACCGGTAACCGGATAACGAACGATGTCCGTGAAGTACTTGCTCCACTTGGAATACCCGCAGAGGTAGATCAGTTCGATCAACGTCATTGGGTGGACATTGGCTTTATCAAAGCCAGCAGGTAGTTCGTCAATGGAGTCGAACACCTTGAAGGTATCCTCGCCCAGATAAACCAACGACAGATAGCAGCCGTTGATCATGATAGGACGACCACGAGCTTCGTTATCGATCAAGTGGTTGATGACATCACGCTGGCCATCTTCAGTAATCCAACGGTCACGCTCATACGCCGAGAGGGAAACCCACGTACGTTTGAGAGTCTTCGGATCAACCAGAGAAACGTCACCTTCACCAGCCGCCATGACCTTCGACAGGAATCCTGTGCGGAGCCAGTGTATGACCAACGGCGCAAGACCCACTGCTGTCTGGTAAACACCCAACACCGTACTGTCAAAGCTCGGTACGTTAGGGGAGTCCAAACTGACACCGGTGGTGTTCATGGAGGTCAGTACGTTACGAGTACCTTCACGCACACGGCGGGATGCCCACTTATCTTTAAGGAAGCCATCCTTACCACCCTGGAAGCGCTCCAGGTACTTGTACAGCTCGTTGATGATCAAGGTCAGGGAAAGACGTGCCTGATCGTACGCCGACGACTCCATGTCGCTTGAGCGGGTAATCGTGTTGGTGATGGAAATCGCTTTGAAGTAATACTCGTTGATCTCGTGTTTAGTCACGCGACCATCTTCACCCATCTCCACGTCACGCAAACCAGCAGGCATAACGATGAGGTTCTTCATCAACCAACGGTGACGCCACTTCTCAAGGAACTTGATCCGCTCGTTACGCGCTGGAGACTTGTTAGGCTTCAGCTGGATCTTGTCGAGGTAGCGCATGAAGAACGAGAAGCCAGTTTCAGCATCCTCATCAATGCTCGCAACGAAGTCACCTTCAGCCTCGTCGAACTTAGCCATGCGGGTGCCGTCAAGAATAGTCTTGTACAGATCACGCTGACCCACCAAGTCACGATAGACCTTGGGGTGGATGATGTTTACTTTAAGATCAATCTTGCCGTAAATCTCATCACGTTCGGTAGAACCAACCATCCCGAAGATTCGAGTGGAATAAAGACCGTCATCGTGGAAGTCGCTAGTAGCGCCCTCGGTGATGTCAAGTCGTGTAATTGGAGCGATGTGCTTAAGGTCTGCATCCGAGGCATGCAGAATCCAGAGCAACGCGGGTAGCATGTCAGGTTTCAAGACGCTCACCTCATTTAGAAACAAAGTTGTATGAACGATTGCCTCCCTTATAGAGAGACGGATTTATGGCCAAGAAAGACGAATTCGATTTAGGGAAGGACGACTTAGACGACTTGAACTTCGATGATCTCAACTTCGACGATATGGATTTCGGCGAAGACTCGATGAAAGACAGTCGCAAACCTGTCGAGCATTTCAAAGACACGTTTAAGACCAACGTTAAATCGAAGTTAACCGATCCCGGCTTCATTAAGCGGATGATCAAGAAAGTCGTCGGTAAAGGCTACGTCCAAGCCTTTGATGCATACGATGCATTAGACTCGACGATTGCCGACATCATGAAGGATAACGCTTCCGAGCTGAGTCCTTACCTGATCAAATCAAAACAAAAGATGGACCGGATGAATCCTACTCTTCGGAGAATGATTCCTGGGTCCATCCGCGACGCTGTTGATAGCGCAGAAGAACCGTATCGCCACGACGAAGGTCCTGATGAACTCACTCAGAACATCGACGGCATTGATAAGCTTCTTGGTTTCCAAGCCAAGCAGCAGATGCAAGGCGATTACCGCGAAGCTGTAAAAGACGTTCGCGAGAAGAAACGCTTCACTGCGGAGATGAAAGTCTCCACAGCCACGGCTAAAGGTATCGGTCGACTGGTTGGCTATCAGGACACTGTTCTGGTTAACTACCATCGGAAGAGTATCGAGATTGGCTATCGTCAACTCGACGTCGGTATCCGTACCTTAAAACTTCACCAACAGCACTATCACACGAGTGAGATGTTGCTGAAGGACATCCTCAAGAACACTGGCTTGCCAGACTTCCTGAAGATGAAGACGACTGAGATCGTCGAGCAACAATTGAAACAACGTCTTGCTGGCGCTGCCATGCAGGGTGTTGCTGGATCTGCGAAGAAGTTCTTCGGCGGGATCAAACAGAATGCCTCCGACATGCTCGGTCAAGGTCTTCAGTTTAACCAGTCGTTGAATGAAGGTTCCGAGATGGGCGTTAACCGCGCTCAGATGGCGGGTAGCATCCTCGGTTCTCTTGCAGCAGACTGGGTAGGCGACAAGGCTGAAGACGCCGGTAACTGGGCAGCGAAGAAGATCAAGCCTAAGTTGGGCAAGATGGCTGGCGTGCAGAAAGGCGACAACATGTTGCGCCAACTGTTCGGCGGGATCTTCCAGCGGGTTAACGACTACGCTAAGTCTGACACGGATTACGATAACAAGTACTGGGCACTTCATGAGGGCGCTAAAGGCCTGATCGATACGCACCAGACTGCTCGTACCGTGAATGGCAACGGGATCATGGATCTCGATAAGCCTGCGCAGTTCGATAACATCTTCCACAAGTCGGTAGTGGAGATCATCCCTGCTCACTTGGCTTCCATCGATCGCTGGGTTAAAACCATGGCGACTGGTCAGGATCAGGAAGAGACCGCGTTCAGTCATTACACCGGCAGTTTGGTTTCACGTTCTACGCTCAAGAGCCAACACCTCAAGCTCACACTTAAAGGAAACCTGCCGAACGTACGTGGCATGGTGGATGAGATCCTTGGTGAGATGGGCGCAGGCGAACTCTCCGGTGATGCGCGTCGTGCGCTGCGCTTGCAGTTGACCACTGACCTTCAAGAAGGCATGGACTTCAAGGCTGAGCGTTACGTCGAGAAGAATACGTGGGATAAGACAGATCCATCCGTCGCGAACGAAATCATGGACTTCTTCCACGACAAGTTCAAACTGGATAAGGAAACCAAGCAACACATCGGTGACCAGGATAACCTGTCGTTCCACAACGACGTGCGTGACAAGTTCATCGACGTATCAAACAACCTGCCTGACTTCGGTAAGGCAATGGGCGAGCTTACATCTGCCACTGGTCGTCGTACTTGGCGTGAACTTGGGCTGACCCGATACAACGGTAACCAATCTGACTCGATCCAGATGAAGGAGCTCTACCAAGCGCTGTTGGCTGGTGATGAGACTGACATCGTTAAGAAAGAGGACAAGAAGGAAACCGCTAAGGAGAAGCTGCAACGTCTGAAGGCTGAGGAAGAGAAGCGTCAGATTCGTGAACGAGGGTCTGTTGACCTTGAAGACGATGACGATCTTCGCGCTTATGACGATGGTGATGGTAAACCTAAAGGTCCTCGCCCGCCACGTAAGACCAGCAGCTCGAACCGCCCGAAGAAGAATCGCCCTGACCTCGCTCCTCCGCTTCCAGCGCAGGTTCAAGCCAACGTAGTAATGCCGGAGTCCATCAAGGCAATTGTTGAGTTCCCAGAACTCTTCAAAGCTTCCGACGAAGAGACGCACAAACGCCTCGACGCACTGGTAGCTGCTGCTGGCGCTGCTAATGGCTTCCTCGATTACTTGGCGCACAAAGCGTCCGGGTCGATGGGCGACGATACTGAAGCCCCTGGCGACGGCGGTACTGGTCCTTCCGGCGGCCCACAGAAGAAACGGTGGAGAGACTATTCCATCGGTAACGCTGCGGGTCATGGCTTGAAGGCTGGTAAGGTTGCCGGTAAAGGTATCCTCGGTTACATCAAGGGTACTTACGGTGCGATGTGGAAGGTCGGTAAGTTCGGCGCTAAGACTGGCTTCGCAGCCGCTAAGCTTCCGTTCACCAGCATCAATGGGTTGGGCGTTTCCGACGTTCACGTCATGGGTGATGAAGAACCATCGCTGCTGGCTAAAGGCATTAAGAAAGGTTGGTACTTCGACGTCAATTCGAATAAGACCATCATGTCCATCAAGGACATTACCGGTGCGGTGAAAGATCGTGAAGGTAACGTAGTCCTTACCCAAGAAGAGTTCGAGAAAGGACTCTACAACGGTAAAGGTCAGTCGCTTGCTGGGATGGGTTTGAAGTTCGGTATGAAGGCTGGTGGTATCGCGGCTAAGTTGGGCGCTGCGTACATCGGCGGGACGTACGGTTTGATGTGGAAAGGTATCAAGATGGCGTCTAACTTCGCTGTCAACCAATTCACTCAGTTTGATGCCTACTTCCCAGGCGACACCGAACCTCGTATTCGCTCGAACCTCATGAAGAAGGGTAAGTACCGTAACGCTGACGGTTCCCCAATCATGTCCCTTAAGGAAATCAAAGGCCCAGTCTTTGAGATGTCCGAGAAGGGTGAGATGAACGAAATCGTTTCTCAGGAAGAGATCGATAAGTACAAGTCGTTCTATACTCGTAATGGTTCGCTACTGTTCACCATCGGCAAAGGTTTTGCTCAAGTCGGTGTTAAAGCTGCGCAGCTCGCAGCTAAGGCTGCGTTGGCGTACGGTAAGTTTGCTATCAAGATGTACAAAGGCATTGCCAAAGGAGTTGGTAAGGTCGTTGGTGGCGCTTACAAGTTTGTCGCTGGGCGGTTCGGTAAGAACGGTGGTATCGGGATGCTCGATGAGGAGATGGCTGCTGCCTCTATCGAGATTGGCGTTGAGCAACTGAAAGTCCAAGGTCAGATCTTCAATCTCTTGAGGAAGAAACTCGACCCCGAAGGTGTTCACGGGGATACTGATGGTGACGGCATGCGGGATAACTCCTGGGCTGACATCCTGAAGAAGAGAAAGGAGAAGAAAGAAGGTAAGGGTGGTAAGGATGCTGGTAGCGAAGCTATCGTAGACGCCATCAAGACCATGAACAAGGATCTTGACAAGAAACTGGATAACCTCGCTGAGGTGACTGAAGAAGCCGGTGAATCCAGCTTGCTGGAAGACGCAGCAGATCTTTCGGATCTGGGTGGTGACGGTCACGATAAGAAAGGGAAGAAGGGTCGACCTAAGAAAGGATTCAGGTCTGGTCGAGGAATCCGTGGGAAGATCGGTAACGGCGTTAGCAAAATTGGTCGCGGACTGAAGAAGATCCCTGGGGCTAAAACGCTTGGTCGTGGCGCAAGCATGCTGGGACGTGGGGCTGGTTGGTTGGGTCGTGGTGCCCTGATGGCTGCTGAACTCGTTCCGGGTATGGCTGGCATTGGTTCCATGGCGGCCACTGCTGGTAGTGCATTGATGACTGGTGCATCCGTTGCTGGTGGTGCTCTCCTGACTGGCGCTTCTGCCGTCGGTAGTGCGGCTATGGCTGCTGGTAGCGCGGTAGTCGGTGTTCTGGGTGCTCCGCTGATCCTTGGTGCGATTGCGGTGGGTGGTATCGCTTATCTCGGGTATCGCTACTACAAATCGAATCAGGCGAAGAAGTTCCCTCTGCTCTATCTTCGGATGACGCAGTACGGGGTAGCTCCTACCAACGAGGATCGAGTGAAACAGGTACTTGCTCTTGAGAGCCTGTGTAAGGGCGCTGTAACTGTCACTCGTGATGGTAAAGCTTCGATGGACCCGAAGTCTATTGATGCCGCGGCATTCCTGAAACTCTTTCCAACCAATGGACCAGAAGAACAGCACAACCTACTGGCTTGGATCGCTACTCGCTTCCGTCCAGTGTTCCTGGCTCACTGTACTGCCATGCAGTCTATCCGTGGTACTACGGATCTGGTGAGTGCCGATGAAGGTATCGGTAACGGTGACCTGTCTGCTTTCCTTCAGATTGTCGACCTTGCTAACATGCAGAAGGTTTACGACGATACTGATACTTCTCCATTCGATAGCGATCTTGATTGCGATGCGGATGACGTTGAAGATGCGATCAAGATGGTTCGTGATCGTAAGGAAGCCAAGGCTGAGAATAAAGCCGCTGCCGTAGCAGGTGGTATCGCTACAGGTAACATGGCTCAAGTTGCTAAGAACACCACGTTGGGCGTGGCTGCTAATGGTCAGGCTCCAAACGACATCGCTAAGGGGTTGACTATCGCTCCTGGTGTTGTAGGTGGTTTCGGTGCAGCTGCTCAGGTGGGTAACCGCGTTGCCAGCGCTGCGAAGAAGAACCTCGATATCCCGACAGCTGTGCGTTTCAAGACGTACGGCCTGAAAGAGATGTCGCTGGATAAAGCTCAGCAGCTCCAAGCTGTGGAAGACATCTACTGGGAAGCAGTGCAGTATTCGGGCACTGACAAAGCGATGATTGGCGGTAATCAAGAAGAGCTGGCCCAAAAGGTCATGGTTGTCTTCAAGCCTGCTGATGGTCAAGCCCACGAAGATGCTACGCGCTGGTTGAACTACCGTTTCATTCCAACCTTCCTCCAATACTGCATCTCGTCCCGTCGTCGTTTCAATGGCGCTGCGAAAGATGCATCCCGTAACCTTACGGGTGTGTTGATGAAGGAGGTTCTGCAAGAGACCATCCAGACTACTACAGCCACCATGATGTCTTCGGTGAGTGTGTGGTCCATTACCAACAGTCCTTGGGTTGGATATGAGTTGGAAACTCTTCCTGGGTCGGTGACGTTGTATCTTGACGGCATTGACACCGGCGATAAGAGCAAGGTCCTTAACGTAGACGGGATGGAAACTCAGAAGCGTACAGCAGGTCAGGACTACGGCACTAAGCTGAGCAACATTGCCATGGGTAACACCTCGGCAAACGGCAACCGCGGAAACGTGGGTGTGACCGGTCCTACTCTGGCGAACATGGGTAAGGTGTTCAGTGGACAACAAGTCGCTGGTGGTGTAGCGGGTCAAGCTCCTGGTGGTCAAGGTACTGGCGCTTTGCTGATGTCTGGCAAGTACGGTGCTGAGGTCGTGCATCCCGGTGGTGGTACTGGCGGGGATATCAACAAGATCCCTCAAGGCACCGGGAAAGGTTGGGGTGCGATGGGTCCGATCATTACAGCTGCGGCTGAGATGGTTGGCTTCGATCCTAAGATCGCTGCGGCTGTAGCTGGTGTTGAGTCCGGGTTCGATCCGAATGCGTCTAGCGGTATTGCACACGGGTTGTACCAGTTCGTTAAAGGTACTTGGAGCGACATGATGACCAAGTACGGCGCGACTTACGGGATCGCTCCCAACACGCCGATCACAGATCCTCGGGCTAACGCCATCTTGGGTATGTGCTACCTGAAAGAGAACTACAACGGTCTCAGCAAAACGCTTGGCGGTAAAGTAACCGACGTCGATCTGTACGCAGCTCACTTCTTGGGTCTTGGCGGGGCACGTAAGTTCCTCTCCGCTCCTCGTGACGGTTCTGCTGATCTGTACGCCAGTGAAGCGGCCATCAAGAACAACGCTTCCGTATTCCGTGATAAAGGCGGGCGGATGCGTACAGTTGGTGAGGTGATCTCTGAACTGGATCGCCGTGTAGACATCGGTCGTAAGAAAGCCGGGCAGTCGTCTACATCCACTACCTCTGGTATCGCTAAAGACGTTGGTGCGGCTGACATGAACGCCACTGCATCGGCTGCGGCCGGTGGTACAGGTGGTGGTGCTGATGCTTCTGGTGGAGATGATCCTAAAGAAGCGGATGGTCCTACTACGGTAGGTGGTGCGATTGAAGCTTCGGGCGGTCTTACCGCAAGCGCTAACGCAGCAGCAGCAGCATCTTCCTCGGCAGCTGGTAGTGGCGCGGCTCCTAGCGCTATTGCTACTGGCAGTACGTCGGCAGCAGCTATCGCTGAGATCAAAGGTGGTAATGGTGCAGGTACAGGTTCTCCTACTGTAGCCCCTCCATCCCCGATGATCCCTCAACCGTCTGCTTCGGCAGCAGCGGCCACTGCGTCGCAACAATCTGCAATGAAGACGCAGGAAGCAGCTAACGTTGACCTCAGTGGCGTGATGCAGAAACTGCTGGAAGTCAACCAGGACTCTAACACCACACTTCACGGTATCTTGGCTAAATTGGATAACCTTGGTGGTGGGACTCCTCAAGCTGGCGCTCCGACTCCACCGAAACAAGAACCAGCGCGCCGGACTCCTCTGGACAACACGCGTGCTAACGCTGTGACGTAACAATACCGGGTGGGGAAACTCACCCGGCTTCTTTCCCAACAGGATGTATCTATGGCTCGGAAATATATCCTCGATAAATCGTGGGCGGGTAATGCGTTCTTGGCTCCTGCCAGCGCGTTGTCCGATGCCACGAACAACACCAGACGTTACTACACCACTTCTTCTCGCAAGTTCATCGACACCTCGATGGGAGGACATTTCCAAGTAAACCCTCTGCCTCAATTTACGGGCAACTGTGACTTGAAGCACAAATCCCTATACTCCAAGTCTTACGGCGTAGGTCGTTGGTGGAGTGAGGTGCTTGACGATAACTCTCAGCAGATCCACATTCGGGCAGGTGTTCCGAAGTTCAACTCGATGACGAACTTCTTCGGTAACTTCTACAACGTGTACGCAGGCTCGATGGCCCGTACAGGTCGTGCTCCGTCTGTGTGGTTTAAAGCGGGTGAGGTTGCAGGCTTCATTGGTACGATCCCTTTCCAGCCGTTTATTCTTGCTGGGCAGATGGTCGACTTCTTTGCCGGTATGCCGCGTTCGAAGTATTACTATCTGAAACCAACCATGTACCCGTACTGGTGGGCGGTAAGTAGTTTCGTGAACGGCATGTTCGTTAACTTGGGTTTGTCTCCTCACTTCGTTAACGACGAACAGAAACGGTTCTTCGATCCGCTGGCTGTTCCGGATAAGGCTGACTCCGATTCGATGCACCGCATCATGCCTGACATTGTAATGTCGGCTGGTGGTATCGATGTATTTGCGTTCTCTACCAAAGCACAGCGTCTGGCTAACCAGTATCGTGCGATGATGGACAACGCCATGTCCGGTCTGACTGCTGACCCTGCACAACGGGCTGAGCAGTTCAACAAGATGATGGGTCAAGCCATCGAGACAGGTACGATTCAACTCAGTGACCCAGGGTTCTCTCTGGCTGAGTACGAAGAAGCGTACATGGCGTTCGGTGGTGAGTATGATGCAAGCAAACCACCGAAGACAGACGAGGACTCCAGTGAAGAAAGCTACGTCACTAAAATGGCGAAGCAGGCGAAAGCTGAAGCACGGATGGGCGCTGACTTTGTAACGTTCCGTGTGAACAACACTGGCACTAACTCCGATAGCTTCAACAACGCCATCACTGAACCGTCCATCAAGACCGAAATCAACGCGATGTCTTCCAAGGCTCGTATGGCGCGATTCAACATCGCTGACGGTAACATCGCTGGACCTATCGGTGCAGTCATGGATATCGTCGGAGACGTCGCCAAGGGTATCTTGAACGCCGCTCAGGTAGAAGGGTTCATCGCTCTGGCCGGTAACGCCTTCGCTGACATTCAAAAGGTGTATGAAACGTCCTCGGCTGACATCGGCCGTACTACGTTCACCATTCACCTGAGATCGTGGGCAGCAGATGACTGGGTTCGTTTGCAGAACCTGTTCATTCCGTTGGGCGCTATCTTGGCGCTGGGTCTTCCTCGTGCAACCGGGCGTGCTTCGTATGACGGTCCGTTCCTGCTGGAAGTCTACAACCAAGGTCGTACGATCATCCGTGAAGGTCTGATCTCCTCGATCAGTATCGAACGTGGTGTGGGTGACGTTGGTTACGCTAAGGGCGGTAAGGTTCTTGGTATTGACGTTAACGTTACTATCGATGACCTGTCCAACGTACTGTCGGTTCCTATCAACCCGAACGTGAGTGGCGTCACTGGTGCTATCAGTGCCGTGGCTAGCGCATTGGGTGGATCGGCTGGTGAAGCTACTGCGGCTGCACTGACCAAAGCAACCTACGGTGAAGATAACAAGTGGACCGACTTCATGGCGGTGATGGCGTCCATTCCTTTGGACGTACAGATCAACGGTACTCGGAAGTGGCAACTCAACATGGCGCGTAGCCGTGCGGAAGCTGCTCAATGGCGTTCTCCTTATCGCATGGCATCTGGACTCATGTCTGGCTTGTCAGGGGATCTCATCAAAGCGCTGTCCAATCCGACGGATCGTTCGTAAACAGCATAGAGGCCGGGGGAAACCCCGGCCTTATGTCACTTGATGCCCGGCATGTAAGCATTCGGGTAGAGTGTCTTCACGACTGTACCGACGTTAGCGGTAGCCTTACCGGTCGCTGCCAACGAGAGAGTACGCAGTGGAGGAGACATGCAGAACAGGGTTTTCGAGGAAGCGCTTTGCTTCAGGAAAGGACCCAAGTTCGGAATGTATTCTGCGCCACGAAGTTTCTTATCCCAGTTAGCATTGATGCGAAGCAACGTGTTGAGAAGCTTCGTACGTTGAGCTGGATAATCGGCAACGGTGTAAGTCGGATCGAAGTTATAACCTGCGATAATGGAAGCCACCGCATCCGGGTTGTATTCGAGGAACTTGGTGATCCCGATGTTATCGATAACCTTATTGATCATGTCGAGGTTAGAGCCACCAACGCCAGAACCAAGAGGTCCATTAACAGCAGCCACCGACATGTAAGCGAAGGCATTCTGCCTGACTTGCTCGGTGCGACCCATCTCGATAGCTTCGTCGACAAGATCATCCAGACCGAAGTCCATCAGGTTCTTGGCGATACCACCGATGATTGCACTCTCGGCTTCGATGTTGATGAACTGAGTCAGCTCACTATCGCCAGCCATCGCATTCACGAACTTCAAGAGATCGTGGGTGCTATCGATGTCAGCAGCGCCAATGAGCATACCGGCGTTCTTGTAGAGTACCTCGATACTCTTCTCAGCACCTGGACCGATCAGCGATCCAGCAGCATCACCCAAGACGTTCTTGAGAGAACCACCGAGTGTGCCGAGCAGACTTGGTAGACTTGAACCCATTGCCCCGAGAGCGGAGTTAAGCATACTGATCTTGTCAACGTTCCCGCCTTTGGATTGTTTAACCAAACCTGCGAGAGTCGTGATAGAACTCTTGTTAGCAAACAGACCGTCGACTGCACCGCTGTAGATCCCCTTAACGGAATCGTACATGCTGTTGCGAGTCTCGTTCTTTGAGATCTTGTACGCGTCGGAAACAACCATCGCGTCACGGGAGTTGCCTTGGAAAATCGTGTTAGCTAATGAAGCGGCCATGGTCATCATCCTGAGTGTAACTGTCACACCATAGACAAAAAAAAGAAGTGGGGATAATGGGAGACCGAAGTCTCCCATTATTTAACGCATCTCTGCGCGTATCTCTTCAAGCAACTGGCAGAAAGCTTTAGAGCTCTTTGGCACCACCACGTTCGTCGGGTACACGTAGTAATGTTCGAAAGGCAAGATGGATTCCTCCATCAATTCTTTCAACTCAGGATGTTGATCAATCTTGCATCGAATGCCAATCTTGATCTCTTCCATGAAGTTAGGGAACCAGACCGTCTTCAACGTGCCTCCAAAACGACGTGCCTCATAGCCGTTCATGGAGCGAAGGTCTTCGTGAATCATCCCCGTCTTCAGATAGAAGTGTAAACCTTCCATCGTACGAAAGCGACCGTACGTAGGATGGGTTACTGCAACGTCCGCTGGGTTAGTCAGGAGACGCCCTAACCGTGTCTTGGCTTTCGTCCAGACGTTGATGTGATCTTCACCATCCAGCATGGGATCGAGAACTTTAGTCTTCATCGGTATCCTCACCCTTCTGATTGTCGGAAGTGAGTACGTCGATACCGTCATCCTCATCCCCATCTCTTTCAGGCATGATCACATACCGGTTATTGATCTTAAGCTTACTGGTGAACTTAACGCCTCGTGCATCTTCCCGCACAATCGAGATTGTGTAGCTCGCCGATCCAAGAATCTGGATCGCTGTATCGAGTCGATACCAAGGCACCTTGTCCTTAGCCAGCGCGCGGGTGAGGTTAGACTTCTCTTGGTTAACCTTGATCAGATCGATCTCACCCTTACGATTCGTGTACATCTTTTTGTAGTAACGCTCAATGAGCTTGTCCCATTCACCTGGACCTATCCCACTGTTAGCAAGCATATCGCGGAGTAGCTTAGCCAACGCATGAGAAGTCTCATCGTACTTCTTGTTTGGATCTCGTAGCAATTCCCTGAACGTTGAGTTCTTCGGAGGCTTTGGCATCAATGTATCCTTTGGGCGTGTCCGACCTTACGCGGGAGCGATGGATCGGCAATGAGGACAGATGGTTATTACTTTGCCAGCTTGTGCAACTCGTAACTGGCGTTCAGCACTTCAACAACATCGCAAACCACAGAATAGAACTCTCTCCGCATGTAACTGTAGTACGGATGGATAACTACTATCTCATGTGATTCAAGTAGGTTATGTATGACCATGACCTTTTCGATCACTATATCCAGAACGTCCTGTGGCTGCCTGTAGCCAGCCTTAGTACTGAAATAGTAATCTGGTAAAGGATCGACCCACTTCGTACGATCACGGTCGTTCCAGCCATCAGGAACGTCCTCCTCGTTGGCAGTGCAGTGGATCAATGTTTCAAGTTGAGCGAAAAGCTCATCCACATTCACCGACATTACCTCAACGGTGATATCGTAATGATGGACACCGATCGGACCAAGCTTAAAGTCCTGCGCATAGTGAGCCATCATCAACATGCGGTCCCACGCATCTTCAGGCCATTGTGTGGGTAGTAACACCTCCTCGCCTAACAACCATGTCTTTAATCGTTTGAGAAACATAACCCCTCCTTAGAGGGTAAAGGAGATAGAAATGGAAGAAGATTTTGTAAGTGATGGAGAGATCCTTGAAGGCGAGCTACTCCATGCCAAAGTTCCAGTAACGTCAGCATCGACAGACCCAAGCGATGTCCTCAAGTTTACTCAAGGACTTCGTTATCGGATCGTCGATGATCTGCTCGGTGAAGAACGGCGAATCCCGGCTGACATCAAAGACCTGACCAGCGTTCTTCGTGACATGGACAAGGCCGCCCTGACCACGCGTGAACTCGACATCGCTGAAAGTGATTCGACTGACGGTCGTCTGGTTATCGACACCTTCCGCCAACTCAAGCAGATGATGGGTCAAGACGCAGATAACCGACCAGTCAAGCCACGTACCCGTTCGCCACTGGATGTCAACGCACTCCCAACAGTATCGTTCATTGAAGGTGAAGATGCTCAGGGTGAGAACATCCTCAACATCTCGAACTTTGTAACTGCTGAAGAATAAACGGGTTGTAACAAGCCCACGACGTTGGGATGAAGTGCAAGGCCAGGAACTTAACCAGATACGCAGACCGTGTAGCGAATGGGTCTCTGATTTGTTGATCTGGCTTTGGCACATTACCCGACGTCGAGATTCGAGGCGTGATCATCGTCACCAGCGGAATGCGTTTGTCGATTACGCTCTGAGTGTTTGGACCAAGCCAATCCTCATGGTTGTAATACGCCATCAGCTCGTAACTGTTGTCGACATACGTTGCACTCAAATCCTCAGGAGCGAGTCTAACGATGTTGACGACAGCCGGCCACTGGAAGTAATGCTCCATCGATGCACGGATAACATCCGCTTCATGGGCTTCCAGATTGTAGGGATAGACATTGATATCCACCTCGATGGACTCGATGTCTACCTTACGATCGATGCGGGTCAACCCCTCATTGATGTCTTTTCGGAAATGATAGACGAAGTCTGTCATCTTCGAGTGGAAGAGGGTTTCTGAGTCACGAGCAGCATAAAGAGCTTTGTACTGCTCACGGTCAATAGCCCCGTTGGTAATTAGGTCGAAATGATCATCCGTCCGGTCACGATACAGATTGGTAAGCACGAGCGCATCGGCGAGTTTTTCGTCGATGCGCTTGAGTGTGCCGTACCGAGTATCCAGGATCATATCGATGTCGATAAGCGCCCTTTGTCTCATTGAGAACCTCGGAGTTAACCTTTAGCAGCTTCGTTCTTTAATGCCGTCAATACGCGCATCAGATCGGTCATCGACATCAGGTAGACGAAAGCCGCCCACTTGTTGTAATTGATGTTCTCACGATACGTATCGACAGTGGCAGCCATCTCACGTAGTGAGTCAGGCGTACCGGCAGCGTCTTTCACCCACGCCAGAGTTCTGGCCAGAGGACCGGCGATTTCATTGTTGAAGGCGGTGTCATCCACCTCAGCAAGGAACATAAACTCGCCAGTCATGTTCATCAGAACTTCCATGAACTCAGGATCACTGACGTCCGTCTGGACCTCGATGAAATCCCAAAGCTTCAAGCAACCTGCTTTAGAGTGCAGGGAAGTCCGGAAGTTGATCTGTAGCTTCGCGGCCGTGGCGAGAGTCTGCATCGAACCGATGCGTTCAGGCGTACTGCAATACCTGAACACGATATCGGTAATCAGCTTCATCATTTCAGAGCGTGTCGGGCATGGCATCGGCAGGCACCTTAGTACTTGGATCGAGGTTGTTACCAATGTGCATGCAATTAAAGATAATCGATGCAGTCTTGGTAGATTTAGCGATACCCAACCCGTCCAACTGTGCGTAGCTGACCTCACCCGTCTCGATAAGCAGACGTTTGTACTCGCGATAACCTGCGGTGTCACCACCACGGATCTTCACGAATTCAAGCATCGTGTTGTCAAGACCACGAGACAGGAGCGCCACACCCTCAGGAGAGGAGATACGGCTGCCCTTAGACTCGCTTGTAGGCTGCTCGGTCAGGTCGTCGATACGTTGGTTATGCTCAGGGATAGATCGCTTCTTAGCGACCGTCTGAGCCTGTCGACGCACTGGAAGATCGAGAACCGGATACGCGTGCGGAGTGACGTACTGCAAACCCGTTGAAGGGTCAGTCATTACCAGACGGTGATCCAAGCTACGTCCCATGCCTTTCGCGATCTGGTAGTTGCGGGCAATACTTACCCGCTTACCTGAGAGGTTAGGAACGTAGAATGGAATCCACTCGCGGTTAGCGATGTCTTCCTGAGTTTTGACGGGCTTGAGCTTACGCAAGTAACTCTCAAACTCGTCATCATTCATTGCCTCGAGTTTTTCCCTGAAGATCTTCACGTTCGTATCGTCGCCGGGAATGATGGACGCGATTCGCTCCAACATCTTTTCCGTGACTTTCTTACGTTTAGCGTTCATGTGGAATTAGCCCTCGGGAAGATTGAAACGCACCAGAGTCGGCAGGACGTGAGTCTCGAAATACTTCAGCCAATACACTGGCGCGATATCGTTTCGCAGACACTCACACTCGTCCAGTGTAGAGATCCGGATTTTGCTCAACTCGTGACGGAAGTACTTGTTGAGAGCCCGGAGTTCGTCTTCTTCTGTCTCCGCGTTCACATGGAACGTGGCATTAAAGTTAGCCGCGAGTTTCGCGTTCTGATTAGACAGCAGGTCGCTGACCTTCGTAACCAGTGAATTGGCCATGATGTTATTTTCCTGTTGATTCCTTTGGAACCACACACTCAGCGACTACGGCAATGTCAACTGGCTCTGGGAGTCCCATTTCTTTACGTGATTTTGGATACCAGTAAGGGTGATACCGACCGGCCCGGATACGAAGGAGGTCCATAGCGGATGTGAACGGAATGTCCTTACCGGCTTCGATTGGCATGAACCAATAGCGAGAATCCAGCAGCGCATCCCAATCGTACCCCATGGCCTTGATTTCTTCATACAACTGCGCCGGAGTGCAGCGTAGTTCGTCATCGAACTCAGTCCAGTACGTGAACATCCAGTACAGAGTTACGAGAATGTAAGCCGCGTGTTGTAGGCGTGGGTTCTCGCGGAACTTCTGACGAACGTTGGTCCGTTGCAGTTTGATGTCAGGGCAGAGCGACAGCGTGTAGTTGCGGTCGTTACCTTCGAAACCAAACTTGGCACCTTCTTCTTTCAGGAAGACGAAGTTGGACATGTACGGCAGGAAGCCGTCCTTCTGAGAAATAACCAGAGGGATAGGAACGCCTGAGATGCCGAACTTGCCACGCTGGTTGGTAACCTTGATCTCGATCAGGTCGGTCTGCTTATCCTCGTCACCCGGCTCGTACGGGTACTCTGGCATTGCATCCTTACCGCTGCCGTTCAACATCGGCGAGAAGTGAGTGATGATGTAGCAGTTGCCGGTCTGGAACGAGAAGTTCTCAGGTACGCGCTTGAGCTTGATATCGCCCTTCAGCCACTTCAACGTTTTGATAGTTGGAGAGCGTGGGTCAAGCTGATACGAGGCGCCGACGTGTGCGGTGCCAAGGAAGTAGATCGCATGTCGAGCGGCGAGGTCGTTGATCTGGTCAACGATCTGACTCTTACCGCTGTTGACGCGCATAGCCAGCATGTTCAAGTCTTTGGTGCCGACTTCGTTCTCTGCGAGCATCGCCACGGCGTTCTCTGCTTTGAGACCGGAGAAGGAGTCACAGAACTCGATCACTGGGTTGAAGTACTCGTACGGCTTACCGTCATGAGGGTTCAGGATTTCCAGCTCAACACGCTTCTCTTCTTTGAAGCGTTGTTTAGCGAACTTCTTGACCAGCTCGAACCATTGAGTACCATCGTAGTCAACGGAGTTGGTGAAGAACATCCGGCCTTCAGACATCAGGCATTCAGGAACACGGTTGTACTTCGATGGAGCACCCATACCCAAACGGGTAAGACGTTCGACACGTTCGGCCACCATGGTGGTTTCAGTATCATGTACGTGAAGTGCAGCATCAGGGAAAGCGCGCAGTACCGCACCGCAGCAACCGGCTGCGATGGTGGACTTACCCATGTTTGGCAATGCAGCAATAGACCAGAACAGGGCGAAACCGCCGTTCAAGATCATTTGTCCTTTGTGGCCCTTTACCCAGCTACCCGACGAGATGTCAAGGACAGTGCCGGTGTTTGGCATTGGGTAGAACGCTGGCGCGGGTTTCCAGAGAGATGCGTAAGACATGTCCTGCTCCGTTGATAATTTCACACAACATACACACGTTGCGTAAATAAATAGACTCTGCTATGGGTTTACCTAATTTTGCACTCTGAGGGAGCATCTGCTCATGTCGAAAGTTAACAAGACGCTGGCTGACTACACGTCTGAATCCGCTAGCACCCTTCCAAGCTTGATCGAAGAAGGCAGCATGCTGTCCACCGAGTCGAAAGCTCTGGCCTTCCTGTCCGGTCTTGCGACCACCTTCAAGAGCTACATCGAAAACTTCACCACGTACTGCAACGGCCTGAAGCTTGGCAACTACGTCAAGCAGAAGATCGACACCGAAGAACTGAAGGAAGTTCTGGTTGGTAAAGACTACCAGAAGACCCGCGGTATCTACGTTGCCGTTCCACCAGGCTTCAGCGGTCAGTGGGTGCCTTTCCTGCGCTTCCTGATCGAGACCATCCTCCCAGCTGTTGAAACCACTGAGATCACTCTCAAGGCGGTCAACACCAAGCTGGCGGTTGCTCTCAATGAACCTGATCGCCTGAAGGCACAATCGGGTATCAGGGATCTGGCGAAGAACCTCGCGCTGATTCCACAGGAAGACTTTGACAAGATCAAAGACTACTTCCAGAACGGCGGTCGTAACCAGACTACACTCGGCAAAGTAGTCGAGCGTAATGCTGATATCGAAGAAGCGTTCATCCTGATCAACAAACTGAATGCTGACGTCGGTGCGGTAGACTTCGTCAATATCCAGAAGCTGATCAACCGTCTGGTGGTTCTGGTTACGGAACTGCGTAAAGAGCTGGACGGCAAAGATGGCGATGAGATGTCCGGCCTCGTTACTTCCCAGCTTTCTGACCTGTTCTACAAGGTCGGCATTACCGTTACCGCAGGTGCTGTATTGGTCGATATGACTGAACAGTTCACCAGCGCCATGACGAATGCTCGTGACGATATTGTCGTCGCATTGAAGTCATAAGGGCATATACACTCCCCAGCAGTTGTCTGCTGGGGAGTGTATGCTGCTCACACCGTTTTGACGCTACGGAAGATCGCCTCAACGTCCCGAAGGAGCAACTCGTCACTGTCGTAGCGTACCCAAGAGGGCGCGCAACGCATCAGCTCGGTAACTGCATCTTCGATCCGAATCTTCCGTTGTCTGTAGCGAGTATGAATGGTCGCGAGGTCGATCTTACCCCAGACCATCTTGCTCATGGCCGCAGGGAACAATAACGCTTTCGACCTCATAACTAACTTGAACCGATCATTCAACTCTTCCATCGCACAAGCGGTGGGTTTGTCGATATGATTCATCCAGCACCACAGCGATGTAACGAAGATAAATCGCTTTATGCTGTGCTTCGGACTTAGTTCACCATCATTGACTGGATGATGTTGTACAACTACCGGATAATTACCCGATGCCAGTCTGTCGACGTTCATTAGTGAGACCTCTACGATCAGTTAGTCTTCTGCTTGATCGTGTGATAGTAGATGTTTGATGCTGTCCGTGCCCAAATGCCGACATCACCAGACAACAGCTCTACCATGGTAGCGTAACGTCCTACGTTATCAGATTCCCTCCAGCACACTACTTTAACGGACTTAACGTCCTCTGCCAGAGCCGCCAACTGGTTCCGTGTCAGTATATCGCCACCCAAGACCAAACGCACTTTACCGATGAACGGTTTGGGTTCATCCTTAGCTTTCTCCAAGTTGAATGTCACCCCTACATCGAGGTATTTGACAATTTGGGAAATACTCGGCTTGAGTTTCCGGACGACTTTCTTATCGCCCTTCTCCTCATAGAGTAAGTCCGTAATGTCGGTGAGGACGTAGTAATCATCACCTTCAAGGACTCCATCTAGAACCCTGCTCATGCCGTCCCAAGACTGCACACCCCTGAAACCTAAGCCTGCTGGCCGCATCTCCACCAGTACTGGAACGTCCTTGGAATCGAGCAAGTCGACGCCTTTCTTGGACGGATACAGGAAGGTAGTGTTGTAGTCAGAAAGCTCTTTGTACGTCTTGGGAGAGAAGATTGCATCCAAGTGTGCAATCACAATAGCGCCGTACTGCTTGGCGTCTTTTGCGATAGCTGTGAGACGCAAGGTTTCCATTACTGGATCAGGTTCTTTGACCCGTACCACGCCAAGGAAGTTGTCAGCGTACGGTTTGCCGTACAGTTCGTCTTCCTTATCCTTCGTGCCATGCGAACCAACGTAGTAGACAGTTGTGCCGTCTGCTCGTTTGTACTCGAGATCGTTTGTTGCGAAATACCAACGAGGGGCTTGGAGAATACGCGGGATGACGTTCTTGTTACCCCAATACCCTTGAGCGACTTTACGATCGCGGATGATCGTATCGTCCTTCTTCGTTCCTAACACCAAACCTCTCCCGGCGTGGGAGTCAGCGATGGTGTTGCCCATTTCCCCATTGTGAGCCTTGACGTGGTTCATCTCAATGGAGATCTTCGACTTCAGGTCATCCCAGACCTCTTTGTACTTTTCCCACAGAGGACGATACTTAATCGGACCGCCTTTCTTGTTAAGCCACTTACCACCCTCTGCCCATGCTGGTAGGAAGTCAGTACCCTTCACTACAAACATCGAATCGCTGAGCAATACCGCTTTGACGATCTCAGGGTTTTCTTGAAGCCACAGCAATGCACGATACATCGCTTCGAGTTCGACCTCGTTGTTGCTCCCGTAATCCCGGCGACCACCAATCAGATCGATGTACTCGATCGGAGTGACCTTGTTACCCACGATGTTGTCACCGAGATAACCTTTGTCAGAAGGCACTGCTTTCGGATTACCCGTGCCTTTCTTTGGAGCTTCATCGATGAAGGTGTAACCGTGAACACCCCAACCGCCGATACGTTTATCGGCTAAGAAACCGCCGTCCGTATAAAGGACCGCTCCAGTTGCTACTGGTGTATCAGCCATTCTTGAATTCCTTAAGAGGTACGCCTAGAGTATTGGTCAGTTTTGTATCTTTTGAATCAACCACTCACGGAGTACCACTTACCGTACATTTGTAATCAGCCATCACGCGCTTGAGCTCACCGCGCAACAGCTTGATGTGTTCGTACAACGCATCCACTACAGCTGGGTCGTCGTCTGGAGAGAGACTACTGAGATCCGGTAGGTCAGGGATCTTGTATGTCTCGATAACAGCCAGCTCCATGCGTTCGCACTTCTCAGCATTATCGGTGACTTTGCGCGCTTGCTTCTTTTGCACCGGCTGAGATTTAATGTGCTGCACTTGAGGCGCAGGGCTCTCAACCGTATAAATGACGATCGATGTACTTGGAATCACCGGCGTGCATGATCCCAAGAGAAGCAATGGAAGTTGCAACATCAGACGCATATTTAGACGTAAGTTCAACATGGTTATTTACCGTTATCATCGAGACTCTTCAGACGCGACGAGGCGTAGTCCTTTAGGGACTTACCTTTCTTGCCTTCGCTCGCTACGTTGGTGGTTGGATGGTGATTCCCCTGACTGTTATCGGGTTGCACCGGTCGGCAGAGTTTAAGTTGATCTTCAAGCTCCTTGATCCGTTTATTCGCATCTTCCAGATGTGGTGTGGTGAAAGCACCCGACTCTTTCATCGCTTCGAGTTCTTTATTCTTTACGGATAAGACATCGACGACGGCGAGGAACAGGATGAACACCAGGACTAAGATAGACAACAAGAAGGTAGCCGTCTTGTTATCGCCGACGAATGCTTTTAAAGTCTTATCTCGCAGAAGAATTTCTTTCAGAAAAGGAAATAAGGACTTTAGTAAAAGTAGCAGGGTCGAGAGTGCCACTACGATAGTCCCCTAAAGTTCTTGAAAAATAATATAGTTCCAGGCTACATGGTGTAAGTTTTTACATCACTTACGGTCATACCTTTCGCCGCTCGCAAACCGAGGTATTAACAGTGAATATTTTCAAGGCGTTTGCCCAGATCGGATCGTTGGTGGACAACACGCTTGGCGTGGTCTCACCGATTGGCGAGCTGGCTGACAGATCCAAGACAGCTGCCCGTGAAAAGACGTGGCATTCCTTCTCCGACTTTGGCGCTGAGACCCTCGTAGGGTTCTCCTACAAGGTCAACGATGTACCGACCGTAGTGTCGGATGAGATCGCCTTCTCGTGCTTGACTGCGATCAACTGGATCTATACTCAGGCCAAGCTTGGGACCTTCACTGAAGAGAAGGATAGCTTTACTCAAGCCTTCATTCAGCACTTCGGTACTCAGTTCGATCTGATCGACTCCGGTATCCAAACGGCATTCGGTAA